TCACGGCTAGTGGGCTGAGCGCTGATGATGTAGTGGATATTCTCCAAGAGAAACCCTATATGTACGGTGATTTTGCCCTCCCACATGACGCCAAGAACAAGTCGTTCCAGACTGGTAAGTCCACCGTGGAGCTGTTCCGAGCGCGTGGCATGAAGAATATACGAGTCGTAGCGCGTCTATCCGTGCAAGACGGTATCCAAGCTGTGCGGAAGACTCTACCAAATGTCTTCTTTAACACTGATAATGAAGATGTTCGTCGCGTCGGTCTAGGCGCTCTGCGCATGTATCAGCGCGAATGGGACGATAAGGCGCGCAAGTTCAAGGAGGCCCCAAAACACGATTGGAGCTCCAACCCTGCGGATGCCTTCCGGATGTTCGGGTGCTTTATGAACCCAACAGCGACGAAGCGTAACTCAGGATCACTACAGACACACCAACCAAAGTCCGAGATCGTCAGTAATGTGATGCACCTCGAGGCTCTTTTTGCTGACCGTGAACGGTCCAAATCTGGGGGCAATAGGATATGAGCAAGGACTGGATGGACCAGATCGAAAAGTCGAAGAAATTCAAGGCTAAGTCGGTCACGCACGGTCGTAAGGTATACGCGCTGTACGAAGATCAACGCGATACGAACGCAGCATGGGTCAAGAAGGCTAACTTCTTCTACGCCAACGCTAATATCCTGAAGGAGTCGCTGTTCAACAGCCTCCCTAAGCCTGATGTTTCGCGGATGCAGAAGGGTAACTTCCTGGATGACGCGAGTCGTGTGGCGGCGTTGATCATCCAGCGCGGCCTGACGTACGAAATCAAGTGCGCTGAGAGCTTCGATGAGGCGATCAAAGCGGCCATTCTTGACCGCCTCGTACCGGGTATGGGCCAAGTCTGGCTTCGGTTCGAAGTGGAGGAGAATCCAGAGGCCGAAGCCGTAGAAGGTGACGACACTGGGGGCGACGAAGTTGATGTAGAAATGCAGAACGAGCAGGAATCTGGGCCCATTGCTGGCACCGAGAAGATCTGCATTGAGCACGTCTTCTGGGAAGACTTCTACTATCAGCCAGCGCGCCTATGGTCTAAGGTCACTTGGATCGCCCGCAAGCTCAATCTCACGGAAGCTGAGATCAAGGAGAAGTGGGGCGAAGATGCGATGTCTAAGGTGGGAAGCGTCAACAAGAAATCTGACGATACCCTCACTCCGGACGAGATCAACGAAGATAAATACACCGTCTACGAGATTTGGGACAAATCCACTCGTAAGGTGATCTTCCATGGTGGCGGTGAAGAGCCATTGTCTGAAACAGCTGATCCGTACAAACTGAAAGACTTCTATCCATGCCCTATGCCGTTGATCGCGAACGTCACCACGAACAAATTCTTGCCTGTTACTGACTACCACATCAGCCAGGACCAGTACGAAGTCCTGAACGTGCTGTACGCCCGCATCAACTTGATCATTGAAGCGGTCAAAGTGGCGGGGATCTACGATTCGCAGTCCATGGAAATCCAGCGTATGCTGTCTGGCGCTGAAAACCGCCTGATCCCATGCGACAACTGGGCCATGATGGCTGAAACGGGCGGAGTATCGGGCCATATTGAGTGGTATCCGGTAGAAAAGATCGTGATGGTGCTGCGCGAACTCCAACAGCAGTTCGAAGCCGCTAAATCGATCCTTTATGAGATCACAGGGATGAGCGACATCCTTCGTGGTGCGTCCAACCCGTATGAGACCAAGGGGGCCCAGCAAATCAAGGCTCAATTCGCGTCTGTGCGCATGAACGGCTACCAACGGGACATCGCGATCTTCGTGCGTGACATCCTGCGCATCATGTCAGAGTTCATGTGCCAGCTTTATAGCGTGGAAAAGCTGCAAAAGATCGTAGGTCAGCTTCCTCCTCCTGATATGCAGTTCGCTGAGCCAGCGCTTGCCATCATTCGTGACGATTTTGCTACGATGTACAGCGTTGATATCCAAGCGAACAGCCTGACGCAAGCAGACTGGGCCCTGGAGAAGGAACAGCGCATGGAAGTAGTCCAAACGCTGGGGCAAATGCTACAGGCAACAGTAGGTATGGCCGCGCAGGCGCCGCAAATTGTACCATTGGCGGTGCAAATGATTAAGTTCGCCATCGCCGGGTACAAAGGGGCCTCCGAATTCGAGGGTTACGTCGATCAGATCCTTGACGACATGCTACGCGAGCAGCAGCAGGCCAAGGCGAATCCTCAGCCTAAGCCACCATCGCCAGAAGAGCAGAAAGCTCAGGGCGAAATGCAGAAGCTCCAGATGGAAGGCCAGATGGCCCAACAGCAATTCGCGTCTGATCAGCAAATGGCTCAGATTGAAGCGCAGATGTCTGGCGAGAAGCTACAGGCCGAGATGGGCATTAAGCAGCAGGAAGCTGAGATGAAGTTGCAAATGATGCAAGCTGAGCTAGCTCATAAAGAGCAGATGTACTCGCTAGAAGTTCAGATTGAGATGTTGCGGCTGAAGGTGGAAGAGGCTCAAGCTCAATTGGCCATATCCTCACAAGCTGCTAGCAACACTCTGGATATCCAGCACGCCCAACAATCCCATGATGTAAAAATGCAGCAAGCCGCTGCTAAACCTACAGGAAATAAATGATGCCCATTTATACCTCTGAGTGCCCAGAGTGTGGACTTCGGTTCAACGAGTATCGTAGCGTGGCTGAATACCGCGCTACACCGAAGTGCGAGGCTTGCCACGGGCCCACGTTCAATGTTATGCTGGAAGCGCCACAAGCGTTCGTAAAGGGTAAGTTTGAGCCGTTCATTAGTTCGGTTGATAGGACTTTGATTAGCACTCAGAACGACCTCAACGAGCATAATAAAAGAAATAACGTAGTCAACGTTCACGATGGGTACAGCGAGCGGGAGTTGTTTGATAAAATGAGCGCCCCGCGAGATACGCCCAAAGTAGATAAGAAAGAAGTGGCAGCGGACATCGCTGAATCAATTAAACAGGTGCAGGCCGGATACAAACCGACCATAGAGGCTCAAGATGACTGACAGTATTCGCGAAGATATGGAAGCCACCATCAGAGAGTTGGAAGGCAAAGAGGAAACAGTCGTAGAGACTGCGGCCAAGCTTGAGCCCGAAGTCAAGGATCCAGAGCCCGTAGTGGAAGAGGGCAAAGAGCCTGAAGCCAAAGAGCCTGAGGAAGAGGGCAAAGAGCCCGAAGCCAAAGAGCCTGTAGAAGAAGAGAAGACAGATCCTCTTCTGGTACAGGACAAGGCTCCATCCGGCTGGACTCCTAAAGTGCGCGAGCAGTGGGCCACCATCCCGAAAGATGTACGGGATGAAATCCTACGCCGTGAAGATGCGTCGGCTCAGGGGGTTCGCAAGCTGCAAGAAGAGACAGCCCCGATGCGCGGGTTCGTGCAGCAGCTTGATCCTTTCATCAAAGAGGCGATCAATAATGGCGCTAATCCAGCGCAATACATCGGGAACGTCATGGCGGCTGAGCGCGCTCTCCGTGCTCCTTCGCAAGATGATCGTTTCGCAGCCCTGCTCAATATTGCAGATCAGTACGGCATACCCCTTCGTGAAGTCATCAACGCCTCGGTAGGCCGAGAAGTGCTTCAGAAAGCGGCCCCAAGCCAGCCATCCGTTCCGCCGGAAATCCAGCGTGAACTGGAAGAGTCCCGCAAGTGGCGTGAACAGCAGTCCATGGAATCAACCAACCGTGAGATCGCAGCGTTCAAGTCTGGTAAGGAATTCTTCGATGACGTGGCTCCGTATATGGCGAACCTGATGGAAGCCGGGGCGGCCACAACTCTACAAGATGCGTACGACCAAGCTATCTGGGCCGTACCAACTGTCCGTGAAGTTCTTCTCGGGCGTCAAGGTAAGACCAACGCCACCAATGACTTGAAAGAGAAACAGAAGGCAGCAGCCGCAGCCGGTATCAAGTCTAACGACACAATCGGCGTCAAAACCAAGAAGAAAGACGGGGAAGATGAGTCGTCCTTGGCGGATGACATTCGAGAAGCATTTGCGGCGCAGGCCGGTCGCACTTAAATAGGGGATAGGGTCATGGCAGATGCCACCGAAGAAATTTTCCGAAGGCTGGCAACTCTAGAGAAGGAAACTTACTCTATGACCCGTCAACTTAATGCTATCGAAAACGAAAAGCCTATCCAGCGCCTGAGCATGGTGGAGATGTCTGTTAAGCAGATCGCAACTGACCTGCTTAGCATGGAAAAGATAAGTGTTGAGATGTCGGAGAAGTTGACCAAGGGTATAGATGATCTCAACACTCAGGCCGCTATATCACGGGCCCAGATGAAGTGGATCGTCAGCCTTGGCATAGCCACACTAGCCATGATAAACGCTTGGCCGGTCATACGTGAAATGCTGAAGGCGCTTGTATCATGAGAAAGTTAGCTGATAGTGACATAAAAGATGCAGCCGTGGCGCTTGGAGTTGATACAGCAGCGGTGCGGGCTGTGACCGAGGTTGAAGCTCCGGGCGGGGGGTATTACGATGATGGTCGGCCGAAGATCCTATTCGAAAGGCATGTCATGTATAGGTTGTATAAGACCAAGTTCGGTCAAGCAGCGGTGGACAAGGCTGCATTCATGTATCCTGAGATCTGCAACCCCAAGCCGGGGGGTTATGGCCCCAGCCTTGACCAGCCGATTCGCATGGAAAGTGCTGCGAAGTTACTGGATCGTGACTGCGCTTTGCAGGCGGCTAGTTGGGGCATGTTCCAGATTATGGGCTACTACTGGAAAGACCTAGGTTATATCTCATTGCAGGCGTTTGTGAACGCAATGTACGCCAGCGAAGGGGCACAACTACAGGCATTCGTGGCCTTCATTGAAGAAAACCCAACGCTTCATAGAGCGCTAAAAGAACTCGCTTGGTCGACGTTCGCTCAGGGCTACAATGGCCCCGACTACGCGAAGAACAAGTACGACACTAAACTCGCTACAGCGTACAAGAAATTCCAGGGGGCATAATGTTCATCTTCCAGTGGTTATTTCTCTTCCTAAGTGACGTAATATTCGTCACTCTGGGCCCTATTATGGTCGCGCTAGCGCTACCTTTCGCCAAGGATGACTTCAGTGTTAGTGATCACAGAGTCATCAGAAACCTGCCAAAGTGGGCGTATTTCTGGGGAAATGACTTCGATGGCAGCCTTGGGGACAAACATGGATGGTGGGCAGCCAATACCCCCTTCGGATGGAAAGTTGATTCATTTATGGCTCAGTGGTGGTGGCTAGCAATACGCAATCCAGCTAATAACATGCGCATGTTTTCGTGCTGGTCGGCCCCAGTGGCCGGAGCAACTTGCTCATTCAAGGGAGACGCAGCCGTAGCGGATAGTCCTGGGCGTGGTGGTTGGCAGTTCGTTACCTTCTCCTACCCGGATAAATTCTCTAGGTATGGCTTCTATTTAGTCAAACAGCTGAGCGCAACTCACGCATTCGTCATTCGTCTGGGCTTCAAGATAAGCCCGGATTTGGTGGGCACTGACGAACAGCCGAAGGGATACACCTTCAAAATCAATCCTGCAAAGAATATAGGGTGATATATGATTCCCATCGCGATCGTCAGCGGTCTGTTTGACATAGGTAAGAACCTGATCGATAAGCTAATACCGGACCCAGCGGCGAATGCTGCGGCCCAACTTGAGCTCATGCGCTTGGACCAGAATGGTCAGTTGACGCAGCTACAGCTTCAGATGTCCGCTATTCTGGCAGAAGCTAACAGCACTGACCCATGGACTTCACGTGCTAGACCATCATTCATGTATCTATTCTACATAGTAATTTTAGCTATGGTAGTCATAGCTCCTATGGTGGGCATATGGTTTCCTCTATCAATGGATATGTTTTTTACAAATGTGAGTAAGGGGTTCAATGCCATCCCCAGTGAATTATGGACCACATTCACTATAGGGTATGTAGGATATTCTGCTAGTAAAACTTACGAACAGACTAAGGGGGCTAAGAATCCTGGAAAGTAAATTCCCCGAAGTATTTTTCTTCGGCAGCCGCCCTAGCTTTTAGAGCGGCTTCTTCGTTTTCGAAACTCCCTAAGTGTATTGATTCTGCATTGACTTTTATGCGGGCATACCACTTATTTCTATCCGATCTGAAATACACTCCAGCCAATGAGCACATAGATCTATTCATACTATTCTGTGATCTAGTGGCTAATCTCATATTATCATCTATATTATTTAGACCATTTGTATCTTTATGGTCTATTTCGTATCCTTCAGGTATAGAGCCATGTCTCATTATCCACATTACTATATGTAGCATATAGCTCTTATCATTAATGGAAACCCTTAAATACCCCTTCCCAGCATTAGAACCAGCTTCCTTTCCCACGGATCTACCCCTAGACGGCATCTTCCATACTAGATGTGTCCCCATATCATGAAACATTTCTAATAGTTCATCTTGGCTAGGATATTGGCGCTTCATGGTAAAACCCTGTTTATGCGGTAAACCACCATAACGTGCTTGTATGTTCTGCGCAACTGCTATATACTAATGCCACCTACCTCCTTTGTACGCCGCTAACCGGCCTCTACATCAGGCTAACCCTCTAGACGGAATAGGCAAATAATCACTTTCTAGAGGAACGCCATTATGGCCTTCGCTAACGTCTCGGACATCATCGCGACAACTATCGAGAAACGCTCTCGTAAGATCGCTGATAACGTCACCAAAAACAACGCCCTTCTGTCGCGTCTGAAACAGAAAGGTCGCACCAACACTTTCTCCGGCGGTCGTTTGATCTACGAAGAACTGTCCTTCGCGCAGAACGGTAACGCTGGTTTCTACAGCGGCTACGACTTGCTCCCAGTGACGGCTCAAGACGTGATCTCCGCTGCTCAATTCGACATCAAGCAGGCTGCCTGCCCAGTCGTTATCTCTGGCCTGGAAATGCTGCAAAACAGCGGCCCAGAACAGATGATCGACTTGCTGACTGCTCGTATGGACGTGGCTGAAGCGACCATGATGAACTTGGTCTGCGGCTCGCTCTACGGCGACGGCACTGGCTACGGCGGCAAGGAAATCACCGGCTTGAATGCCGCGCTTCCTGTCACCCAGACCGGCACATACGGCGGCATCGACCGTGGTACTTGGACCTTCTGGCAGAACCAAGTGTCCAACCCAGCCAACAAGACCACCTTGCTTGCTGACTGGAACACTTTGTGGGCCAAGCTCCAACGCGGTATGGACCGTCCTGATCTAATCATGGTGGACAGCTTGGTGTGGGGCGCTTACGTCGCCGCGCTGCAATCTATTCAGCGCTTTACCGCAGCTGACGGCGCTGGCTCGGCTGGCTTCGGCTTCCCTTCCATCAAGTATATGGACGCTGATGTGGTCCTGGATGGTGGTATCGGCGGCTTCTGCCCAGCGAACACCGCGTTCTTCCTGAACACTAAGTTCATGAAGTTCCGCCCACACGCACAACGCAACTTCGTCGCTCTGTCGCCGAACAAGCGCTACTCGATCAACCAAGACGCCGAGGTCCAGATTCTGGGCTGGGCTGGCAACCTGACTTCGTCCGGTAACCAGTTCCAAGGTCGTTATCAGGCTATCGCATAAGGGGGCTGTCATGGACTTTATTATTGGCATCAACCCAACCCAAATCCAGGCATCCACTGAGATTCCTGCGTTCAAGTTGGGTCAAACAGGCTGCGTCACCGACAACTCCACTGGTGAAGAACGTGTCTACATGTTCGTCAAGTTCACAGAGCAGCCTACTGGTGTGGGCTACCTGGAACTCGTCAACCCGTTGACATTCACCTGCACTATGGTGACTTCCACTAACGCCTTGTTGGCGGTGGGCTTCCCTATCGGTTCTGCGGTGTCTCTGCCATTGGCTGGTGGTTTTGGTTGGATCCAAATCTACGGTCGTAGTCAGGTTCGTGCAACGGCGGCTATCGCCCTCGGCGCGCAGACCAACACCACCGCAACAGCGGGCGGGGTCAGCAGCACTTTGACAGCCGCCACCACTGCGCAGATCTCGGGGGTTGGCGTTACTACCCTCACCGGCGCGGCGGGCACCACCACTGCTTGGCTCAACTATCCAATTGTGTTGAAAGCGCAGCAATAAGATCAACCAACGCCAAGGCCCCAAGGATGGGGCCATCTTTTATAACTAGATCGTTAATCAACTATAGGTGCTGAGATGGACGTATATGATGGTAATGTCGACCACTTCGAGTCTCGCTACGCTGGTGATCGCAGTGTGTTCGCAAAGTTTTATTATATGCCTCGTAAGGATGAGGAAGCTTCAGCGCAGGCTGGGCGGCCCATTTTCAAAGACGTGGTATTCGTTGAAATCATGGTGGCTGGTGATGCGAATAACGTCATCCGTCGTGAGGCAAGCAATCTCGATATTGATCGCTTTGCCAAAGTTTATGAACGCTTCATGTCTGGTGCTGAAGAGCAAACCATTGGTACTCCACTGACAGAAGTGCCGTGGATCACCAAGTCGCAGTGTGAAGAATTGCTGTATCACAAGGTGCGCACTCTGGAAGCATTGGCGGGCCTTAACGACGAAGTTTGCGGCCGTATTCCCGGCTTGTATAGCCTGAAGAAGAAAGCCAACGAGCACGTCCAAAAGGCTGATGCAGCGGCCCCAATCGAACAACTGTCCAAAGAGAACGCCGATCTCAAGGAACAGTTAGCGGCTATGAAGCAGAGTATGAGTGACATGGTCACGTCGTTAGCCGAGCTGAAAGCCAAGAAGTGATTTCGGGCGCTTTGCCCACTGGGCTATAGGGAGGCACCCCCGTAGTCCAGGATTTCTAGGAGAGTACCATGCCAATCACAGCCACTGCGCAGCAGATTCTAACAGCCGCTGGTCAGCAGTTGGGGCTGGAGGTCGGTACAATCGGCACGCTTCAAACTGGCCAGACTGGCGATCAGGCTCTGGCCCTTCTTAACAGCCTAGGCGACGATCTTGTAAAGGTCTACGACTGGCAATTCCTCATGTTCACCAAAGATATCCAGGGCGACGGGGTAACATCTGCCTTTGCCATGCCCACGGATTTCGGCCGCATTGTCAACCAGACAGAGTGGGCCAAGAATATGAAGCGCCCGATGCAGGGCCCATTGACTCCACAACAGTGGGGATGGACTCAGTACGGAATAGTTAGCGTTGGGGTGTTCTTCCGCTACCGTATTCTCCAGGGCAAATTCACCATCTTCCCTACGCCATCCGCGACTGAGAAGTTCAGCTTCTTCTATATCAGCAAGAACTGGGTCTATGATCCTATCGGGCTGGTGTACAAGGACGCTATCACTCTTGGGACTGACGTGCCAGTATTCGATCGTAGCCTGATGATTACTGGCCTCAAACAGCGCCTATGGGCCCAAAAAGGGTTTGATACGAGCGTGCTGAGCGCTGAGTTTGACTACCAATTGGCGGCCGAAAAGGGCCAGAATCAGGGTGCTTCTGAGATCGCCTTGGCTGGCAATATCGACACGTTCTACCTAAACCCGCTCAATAACGTCATGGATGGGGGGTGGAACTAATGGCTACTCGTCCTAAGCAGCGAGTTTCCCGCATTGCCACTCTTGCCGCCCCTACAGGCGGCATTGACGATACTAACCCCATCGCTGGCATGGATCCTCATTACGCCATAGAGATGACAAACATCTTCCCTCAGAACTCGTCATTGCGGGTGCGCGCTGGGTACAAAGAATGGACTACAGGACTCCCATCCAGTGCGAAGAGCTTGCTGCAATACTCAAGCCAGAACTCCTCTACTGACAAATTATTCGCCTGTACAGACGCTGGCATGTTCGATGTTACTGCCCAAGGAGTAGCGGGGGCCAGCGTAAGGACTCTGACCAACGGGCGCGTAGACTATGTCATGTTCGCTAATACTGCGGCCCAGTTCATGGTGGTAGTGAACGGATCCAGCGAGAACTTCATGTACGACGGTACGACTTACTATCCTATCGTCTACAATGCCACACCTACCACACCCGGACAGATTGGTGGTATGACTACGCCCCAGAACTTTACTCAGGTATGCTCTCATAAGCGTCGTCTATGGTTCGTAGAAAAGAACTCTACAAATGCTTGGTATCTCCCTACAGACGCCGTGGCTGGAGCTGCGACCCAGTTCCTTATGGGATCTATCTTCAAGCTCGGTGGGTACTTGCTGAATATATTCAGCTGGACACGCGGCGCCGGTAACGGTATTGAAGATATCTTGGTGTTCCAGTCGTCCAATGGTGAGCTGGCCGGGTACTCTGGCAGCGACCCGTCTTCGGCCACCACTTGGTCCCTAGAGGCGGTGTTCTTCATCGGGGCCCCACTGGGCGATCGTACCTTTACTGACCTTGGGGGTGATATCGCGCTGCTCAATATCTACGGCGTGATGAGTATGTCGAAGATAGTTGGGGGTACTTCCTCAGCTGGGGATACCAACGATACGCTGTCTAAGCGAATAAGCCGAACGATTAACGAACTGGGTCAGGCAACTAATTTGCAGCCTGGATGGGAACTAACATCAGTCCCGGCGTTGCAATATCTTGTTCTTTCCGTTCCGGCTACGGCCAACGCCCCTGCTATACAGTACATTATGAATATGCTGAACGGGTCTTGGACCACTTATAATCTGCCCATGCTGACGTGTGTGCAGTTCCATGAGCGTCTGTACTTCAGCGACACAACTGGTCGTGTATACCTATACGGTAACGTGTTCCAGGACGGTATTCTTCTGGATGGTTCTGGCGGCACACCCATCGTATCTGGCTTCATGCAGGCGTATAGTGACTTCGGTGATCTTGGTACTGATAAGCATTACAAAGTGGTACGTCCTATCTTCACATGCTCGGTGCGTCCATCATATACAGTCAAAGCTAACGCCGATTATGGCCCCACACGCCTAGCGTCATTACAGACTCCGGGCCCAGTAACAACTCAGGCCACTAACGTCTGGGATAACGCGATATGGGACTCTGGAGTGTGGGCAGAGGGTCAAGTAAGTTTCTATGAATGGGTCGGTGTCAGTGGTGTGGGGTATAGTGCCGCCCTGCTCTTAAAGATGCGCACGTCATCTGACACTGAATTTGTCGCTTGTAACTGGGCCTTCGAACCTGGAACTGCGCTATGAAAATGATTCATTGTTCCACAATGGCTATCCCCCTTCTATCGAAGGCGCTTGGTGTCATGCCCAGTAATGCCGCGCAGGCAATTACTTGCATTGAAAATGGGGATGTTATTGCAGGCGTGATATATGACTGCTATAATGGGGGCAGCGTCCAGGCGCATATCTGGATGGATGCTGACCATACCCCATCTAAAGAATGGTTCGCAGCAATTTTCGACTACCCGTTTAATCAGCTTAAAGTAAAGAAGATTATCGGGCAAGTTCGGGGCAATA